ATATGCCAAGCCCCTCCCCATTTAAGCTGCTTGATGCCCATGTCCTTGGCGGTCTTTACAATCGCGTCACCTACATCGTCGTAAAACTTCAACTCCCAACAAACTCTAGGCCCCAGAAAAACCATAAAATCAAAAGCCATTCCATCCAAATGTTTACTTTTCATGGTTTTCGACGCGCCCGAATCCACAAGCGCCCGTTGCTCTTCTATGGTCCTTAACCCTCCAAGATTAGGGATACCAAAATCATACGGCGTATTGTGTATGGCAGTGCGAACCAATGTATATAGCTCGTCATCAATACCTTCGATACGGTCCAGACTACGCTGGCTTAACTTAAACTCACTCATGTTACTTCCTCTTAAAAAATGCTTGCGCCCCGCGCACACCGAAACTCGCTGAAATTGCAATTCCAAGGCTGTAAAAATACCAGTCCGGAGCTTTTGAAAGCTGCGCAAACCCACGGTCAACCCAACCTTCTGCTCCCGGAATCCAACATAAAATCAATGGGATAGACAGAATTACTACGAACCATTCGTCCTTCCAGCTTGATTTTGCGCCCTCTGCCATGATGCGCTCCCAGTCAGCAACGCTTGTCTTTTCAGACAACAATATCTGGGCTTTCGCCTTCGCCTCAGTTAGCTTTAGCTCCGCATTGGCAGCGTTCTTATCGGCTTTGCCTTGTAACCAAGATCCTGCAAGGTTTGCTACTGGACCTATAAGTGCTTGTAACATTACTTAGACTCCTTACCCATCCAGATGCCGAAACTTCCCGTGAAAGCCCCAGTTACAACTGATATTAGACCCGCCTGTGATACCGATAGGTCAGGTTGGGATAATGCCCATTCTAGGCACCGTATATACATAATGGTCGTCACCAGCATCATCAAACGCGGCAGAACCTTCCATTCATCCAGCTTTGTTGCCATCACGCTTTCCCTTTTCCAACCACGCTTTTGCTATGCCGTGGTGATGCGTTATTATAATGATTTTCCCAGCTTTGTCACACACAACGTATTTCCCTAGTATATTCTTGTATAATGTCACCCATTCGCCAACCGATCTACACCCCAAATCATTGCCGCAGTTCCACCAACAAAAATTAAAACCCCTAAAGACAAAGAAATACCCCAAAACAATTTATCCCTCGCAGCAGCTTGGGCTTCTAATGCTTCTTTCTGACGTTTTCTAGCTTCGGCTTGCTCACGCACAACCAAGTCCCACATGCCCGGTGGACCATATAAGCGGCAATGGCTGCGAAGAGTTTCCATTGCCTCCTTGTGCGCCATTTTGGCCTGCGCTATAGCAAAACCTTCTTCCTCTGAAGAAGTCAAACGACCCAACGGCCCTTTGTGTTTGCCTGATTCCGCAATAGCTATGTCAGCTTCTAGCTTTGCTAGTTTTCCGAAATGCGGCATAAGACTATTTAAGTCTTTTCCAGCTTGAACAGCCGAACTAATGCCACCCGCTATTTTAGTGACTGCACCCGCTAACGCTAGTACCTCTATCATTCGCAGCCCCTACCTTGTTCACTAGAACGAGCCAGCAAATCTCTGCGGTCTAGCAATTCGACTAAATCGTCGATTAACCATTCCACCAGAAGCGTACTTGCTTTGTCCTGCCTTGCTCAACGCAATAGCTACAGCCTGTTTTTGAGGCTTGCCAGCGTCCATTTCCGTCTCAATGTTTTTACTGATAACGTCCTGAGACTTTCCCCTTTTTAACGGCATTATCCCCTCCGTTGCATAGCCATCTGCTGGATCTCAGCGTTAACCGCAATACGCTCTCGGTTAACTTCATTACGATCTCCAGCGATTTCTTCCTGCAAGTTCATTCGAGCGTTGTCTAATCGATCACGCTGCTCGACTTTGTTCGTCTCCAACTCCAGCTTGGCAGCGTCGTTCACAGCCTCTTGCTCTTGTTTCTGACGACGAAGCTCCAACTCTTGCATACGAATAGCTACCAAAGGATCGGGCTCGTTCGGGTTCTCGGGCATCAGCCTTGCCAATACATCCGCCATGATCTTCTGCTGGTACAGAACGACCAAGTTTTCTACTTCCTGCTGGTTCTGCATGTCCACCTGTAACTGCTGCTCGTACTGAGCAACAGAATCCGAGCTTACCGCACCTACTTCTGCCATCATCTTCGCCCCGCTCAATGCCTGCTTGACCTCGTCCATAGCCTGCTTCTTCGCAAGCATACTGACGTGCTCCTGCAAGTGAGACATAAACGATCCCATAATCTGCGGAGAAGTCGCCACAATCGGAGTCTTCATGAACATAATATGGATGTCGATATGCGCCTCGTGGTTCTGCTCTGGGAACGCTCGTAAAATGTCCCCCATAAGCGCCTTGGCATTCTCCATAGCGGGGTCCATAGGTTGAGGCTCTTGGGGTGGGGGTAAGATTTCCTCAATGTTCTGAACCTCGAGCGCCTGATACATCCGTCGATACGCAGCGTGGAGGTTGTGCATCTGTGGATTTGACTGAGCCAGTTGGAGCTGTGTCTGGGCCAGCGTAACGCGTTGCGCCATGGAGAATATGTTCGGGTCGCTAACTGGCAACACATCGATCTTGTCATCAAAGTCCTGCTGCTTAACCGCGGCAGGCGCACCCGCAACCTCGTATGGGTATTCCGGGGGAGTGTTCTCCTTGAAGATACGAGCCAATAAACGGAACTCGTTCTTCTGTGCATAATGCAACCGCTTGTGTATCGCGGACATTACCTTCATGCCACGCTCCAGCATGGCTACCGTAGTGCCCACCGGAGTTTCCTGATTCATATTGTTGACCTGCTGATCAGCAATAGAAACAAACCGACGACCGTCTTGAATCAACGATCCCAGCAACTGGGCCAGCGTTCCTGACGGCTCCTTGTACGGAAGCGGTATCAGTGAGTCCCTGATGTTACCACCGGGAGCGTCAATGTCCCTCCACTCTCCGGGCTGCAACGGCTCATCGTCGTTGCGCACCCGAACTCCACGGGCTTTAAATCCAGCAGGTAAGTTCGCCAACGTCCCCGCATCAATCAACTGACGCAGAATACTCGTAGCCGCACGTCCTAAACCACCAATCATATGCACCAGACCAAAGCCGTAGAAACCTAATCCCGGCAAGAATTTGTAATGCACAAAGTACTGGCGTTTCTTTTTAATCGGATCGATTTCGTCATAGTTACGACGAATAGCCAAAACCTGTCCGCTGTCTTTGTCGATGGTAACAATGTACGGCAACTTGATACCCGTAGGCTCGCCCATCTGATCCGTATCCTCGAACCCATCGATGTCGAGATCACAGTGCATCTCCAGAATAGTCCTGATATCGTCTGTGTAGCTCCGTGAGATGCCTTGTAGCTTGTTGACCTTCTCCTCTACCTCGTCCTCTTCCGCGTCCCCAGCGCCCCCTAAATCGATGTCCTTGTACACTCCGGAAAATTGCATCTTCCGAACGTCGTTGTCGGTCATCTTTAAGACATGCGTAACGCGTGGAGCCGTAGCCAAATCCGTAGCTGAATACGAAACAACCACGTCCTGTGCGGGGACGAACTCCGCTACCGCTCGAGCTTTTAATGGATCAAAGTAAACTTTCTTAAACGTGGATCCAGACAAGGGAAGATAAAACAGCATCTGATCCATCCCGGGATCGTACTCTTCCATCACTTCCATAATCTGGTAATTCATAAAATGTTTGACGCGCTGGGCTTGATCCTCACGCTGCTGGTCAGAAACACCAACAATCTGTGTGCGAACTGGACCACCAGCAGGCAGCAATTCCTTGTATGCCTGTGCCTGAAACTGCGTAACGCTCTCGCTAATTAACGGGTGCGTGACCCCACTAGCGCCTTCAAACGGCTCAGAACGCTCCGTGTTTTGGACCCCAAGTAAGTCCAAACCCTTACTATAAGTCTCTTCCCAGTCCCTACGAGACTCGTAATCTTCCTCATAAAGGCCGACCAAATCGCTGCTAATTTCGCCCAAAGTGCCATCATCTAAAAACTCCGCAAGGTTTGCCGTGTGGTCAACTATCTCAACCTCCACGCCCTCTTCATCCATTTCCCCCATTGCTTGGACAATCGCTCCACCCTGTCCATCGTCAATGACTTCCGCTCCGCCGCTAAAATCTTCGGCCTCCATAACGTCTACCTCAACGTCGGGAAGACCTTCGGTCGCTTCAGGATCAACCCCTGAATCTACTAAACTGCCCATAGGGCGAGGTGGCATAGCCATCAGTAATACTCCCGTCTACGAGGAACGTACAAATCGTCCTCTTCCTCTTCGCCTCGTAAAGAAACGAAGCCGCCCTGACGAAACCTCATCAAGGCTAGTGTCATGCTATCACAAAAGTCATCGTGATCTCCATTAGGAAATGAAACCACTTCCTCAATGACTTCATCAGCAAACTTCTCGTGCATCGGTGCCCACACAATCCCAGCCTCAAACAAAGGCGCAACCATGTGCATTCTAGTTACTTTATCATTTCCTTTGCCCGGTGAGAAGCCCAAGGCTGGAATACCACGAAGCCGCAACTCGTCAATGAGCGGTGTACCCGTCGCTTTCGCTTCGACCAACACCATGTCTGGCTCCCAGTATTCGTGCTCCTCATACGCAATCTCCTTGAGTTCAGGAAAGTTCCAACGCCCTCTTCGAGCGTCCATAAGTATGATGTTATCCGGACCACCGTCGTCGGGCGTAAACACCCCCCACGTCGTTATCGCAGAATAATCCGCAGTCTCTTTCTTCGAAAACGCAGTGTCATACGCTTGAACAACGTACTGAATCGCCGGGATCTGTTCTTTCTCCCAGTCTTTCCACCACTCTCGTTTAACTATCGCACTCTCAGAAGCAGTAGGCTGTTGCTGCCACTGCGCATTCCACTTGCCCACAGGAAGCGAGGCTTTGATCGAAAGAAGCGCCTCTTTCTCCCAAAACTCAGGCCATAACGGCTTGTCGCTCGGCATGATTGCAGGGAACTCAACAACCTCCCACTTGTCCGACATAATGTCGCCGCCCTGCGCTTGAACCAAACGGCCCGTCAAATCCTTCTTACCCCAACGGGTCATAACCAAAATGATCGCACCACCCGGCTGCAAACGCTGTCGAGGACCAGAAGTGTACCACTCATATGCGTTGTCAAACGCACTGTCGCTCATCGCATCCTGCTCCGAGTGAGGGTCGTCAATTATAAATAAATCCGCACCGCGACCCGTAACCGCTGCTCCAACACCCGCAGCAAAGTATTCACCGCCCTTGTCCGTCTGCCATTTACCTGCACCCTTGTTGTCCTCCTTCAAATTCGTATCCGGAAAGATTTCTTTGTAGGCAGGGTCGTCAATCAAATCTCGAACCTTACGTCCAAAACGAACCGCAAGCTCCGTGTTGTGAGTAGCCTGAATAATCTTGAGCTTCGGGTTGCGACCCAGAAACCAAGCAGGCATTAAGAAACTGGCAAACTCTGACTTCGAGTGCCGAGGCGGCATGTTGATAATTAACCGCTTTAACTCTCCACGAGCCACACGTTCTAACTGTTTAGAAATAACTCTGTGATGACGACCTTCAATAAAGTTCTCATACACATGATGCGCAAACGGCATAAACTGGTCTTGCGCTTTGGCTCGCAAATCCAACTTCTTCTTAGCTTCCGTCAGCGACAGAATCTCTTTTAGGGCTTCTTCGGGTAAGGCTTGTAAATTCATGCCGTATTACGTTGGTACTCGTTGCCGTACATGAACGGGTACATCTCCTGCTGCTGCTGGGCAGCGCGAGTAGCCATAATCCCGCCCTGCGGATCCTTAATAGCTGGACCCGCTGCGCCCTGCTGTTGCTGCCGCGGCTGTTGACCAAACCCCGCCGGGATAGGCGTAGGCTTAGTAATAGGCTGCTGCGGAGCAGGTCTCGTTTGATCCAACGCTGAAGGCAGTGGAACTTGAGGCAGTTTCGGTGTCGGCCTAAAACCCGCCCCCGCTCCCGCTTCCGGAGTAACGCCAACAGCTTCCGCCGAAATAGGCGACGGACGATCATCGTCTCCCCCACCCGCTTGAGGCATTTCTGCGGGTTGAATAAACTGAGAACCCAGTCCCTCATATCCCTCCATACGTTGACCCATATAGCCAAGGGCTTTCCCCGAGGCGTCTAACCCAAGAGACCCAACCAACTGATCTTTCTCGTCATACACCGGAACATACTGAGCAGCGTCTTTTGCCTTGAACAAGTCCGTTCCGAAAATCCCACGCTCTTCGTAATCCCCCTGCTGCATAAGCTGACCAGCGATCTCACGATCCTCATACGCCTCGTTGTACTTCGCTGCGGTGTAAAGCAACCCAGCGCCCGGTATAACCGCGCCCAATAATCCACCAATTACCATGTCCTTGGTGTTAAACGGATCATACTTCGCCCCAGACATTTCCGTAAGCATACTCTGATCTAACGAAGGAATGCCGCCAACATAACCGTACTGACGAGACGCCTGCTGCGCTTCCGCTGGAGTAAAGTTCTGCTGAGACAGTTTTGCTAATTCACTTGCTCGATCATCTCCTACAATCGCACGAGCTCGCTCCTGACTGCTGCCACCAGACTCCGTACCAAAACCGCCCTGATAGGTAGACGCTCCCGAACCTGCGCTGCCCATATTAAGTGATGCGCCAGCTTGTATCTGGTTTGCATTCGAAATCTGAGGATTAGACGCCATGATCTCCGCAACGGAGGTGTTGTTCTTTTCCGCAATCTCACTGAGCGTGTCGCCCGATTGAATCGTATAAGCCATTTAAGCTACTCCTACAGGCGGCGTTCTGCCTAAAAACGCCCCTATTCCTTCTTGCGTTACTTCGTTTATAGCAGGTTGTGGCTGCTGAATAAAGCTCGGAGGCACCATCGTCGCTCCGTAGCCCACGGGAACCTCAGTAAACTGATTAAACTGAGGGCTGTAATATGGTGTCGGATCCGTTGGAACCTGCTCTGGAATGTACGACACAGGCTCAGTAATAAACCCAGCCTCGTCCAACGTAACCTGCGTAGGCTGTGCTCCTAAACGCGCCTGCTGCGGATTAAAGGCAGGAGCCTCGGGCATCTGCATCGCATACGCGTCAAACGGACCAACAGGCTGCGTAGGCTGCGTTGTGTACGTTCCCACCGGACGACCAAACGGATCGAAGGTCAGGATCGGATTTCCAAACTCGTCTAACTCTACAGCCTGACCACCAACATAAGTGCCGCCGTCACCGTCTCCACCTACTCCTCCCACCGCCGTGGCTGGTGTAGTCGTGGTTATCGGATCAGGGCGAGTAATCGGAGCAAACGGACCATCCGTCGTCGGAGCTACCTGATCTTCGTCGTCGCCCTCGTCTTCCGGAGCCCCCGCCGTGGCTGAAGCAAAGTCAAACGTAGTTCCTGTCGTCGTCGCTGTCTTAATCCGCTGCAATTCAGTCTCACGGAAACGCGTGTCTTGTACCGAGTCCACAAAATTCTGCGCGTTGTCCGCCGTAAATCCGTAGTTTTCTACCAGATCGTTAAGCAACGCATCCTCAGTGACGTTGTTGTCTAACTGATTATTGATGTAATCAAAGGATGTCTGCGCAAACTCGGCTCTTCCTTCCATGATACCCAGTGCATCAGACAGTGTATCCACCTCATTCTGCACATTTACTACGTTCGTAACCATGGATTGGGCCTTATCGTACCCAAATCCGTTATCAATCATCTCCTGAATGATATCCGTAGTCTGAGAACCACTCTCTAATTGCTCGTTAATAAACCCATATGCACCCTGCGCGAAGCTGTTATTAGCCTCCAAAAGGTCCGTATTCGACCGGATATCCGTGGCATCCGTAATCAATGCGTCCGCATCTAGCTCCGAAAACCCATTATCAAGCAAATCCTGACGGATATCGTCCGTAGATACCTCGCCATCTAACTGTTGGTTGACAAAATCAAAGGCTCTCTGCGCAAATGTCCGCTGATCCTGCGCCGTTCCTAAGTCCGTCTCCAAACCAGCAAGCGTAGTTCGCGTTCCGTCAACACTCGTAACCAAAGTCGACGCCGTATCTTCCGCAAACCCCTTCTCAACCAAGGAACTGGAAATTTCTTCCGCCGTTTTGCCCTGATCAAACATGGAATTGACGTAACTATACGCACGTTGCGCGAAACTCGCCTCCGTGCCAAGCGTATCAAGCTGCATCCCAAGGTCCGCAACCTTATCCTTAACCGTCGTGACATTGCTAACTAGGCTTTCAGCCGTAGTTTGATCAAATCCGTTCTCAACAAGCTCATTTACAATCGATTCCGGGGTAATCTGCACCTCGGCGTCCGGATCTTGGCCCAGCATCGCGTCCAAACGCGTGTTAACGTAGTCATACGCGCCCTCGGCAAACGTATTCTCCGTCTCCAAACCAGTGATCTGGTCTCTCAGTGTGGTTTCTGTGGTCCGAATGGTGGTTACATTGCCCACCAACGTCGCTGCGTTGTCCTCGGAGAACCCATTTTCTACCAACTTGGCGATAATATCGTTTTCAGAAAGCTGAACCTCGGCATTCGGGTCCTGATTTGCGATCAGTTCTAGCTGCTCGTTAACAAAGCTATACGCCGTCTGCCCAAACAACTGATTTGCGTTGGCTGTACCCAGCGAAGTCTCCGCCGCGGACAGATTTGTACGCATCCCATCAATATTCGTAACCAGAGCGTTAGCCCCGGCCTCAGAATAACCGTTATCGATTAAATCCGCGACAATATCGTCTAGCGAAGTCTCCGCATCCAACTGTCCGTTGACGTAATCGTAAGCCTGTTGCGCAAACTGGGTCAAACCTTCACCCGTTTCAACGTCTGTCTCCAAACCGCCGATGGTGTCTCGGTAAGTTTGTATGCTGTCTACAAGCCCTTGGGCTAAGTCTGTCGGGAAGTTGTTTTCTCCCAACAACTCTACGATCTCTGCCGGGGTTTTACCAGCGTCTAGCTGCGCATTAACCAGTGCATACGCGTTTTGAGAGAACGACACGTCCGTAACCAGCGCAGCCTTGTCGTTGAACACCCCTTGGATGTCATCGAGCAACGTGTTCGCCGTCGCATCCGTGTACCCATTGTCCTTTAACTCTGCAAAGATTTCATCTCTGGTTGCGTTTTCTGCTAGTCTAGTCTCTACATAGTTGTACGCGCCCTGCGCAAAACCTTTTTCGCTGCGCAACTGAGCATCCGTATCGCGGATCTGCTGTACCGTATCAACCAAAGATGCCGCCGAAGCACTGTCAAACCCGTTCTCAACCAGATTATCAACAACATCCTGACGGTCCGTCTCGCTCGCAAGCGCATCGTTTACTACGCCATACGCCCCTTCAGCAAAGTCCCGCTCTCCAGTAAGCGTATCAACGTCCGTCTCAAGACCCGTAATGTCCGTTTCCAAGCCACCAATCGTCTCACGAAATCCACTGATCGAGTCATACAACTTAGCCGCTTCAGTTTGACTAAATCCGCCCTCTGATTTCAACGTGTTGATAATTTCATTGCGGCTCTGATCCGCGTCAAGCTGGCTGTTTACCCAGTTCGCCGCATCTTGAGCCGTGTCAAGCTGACCCTCGAGCACCCCAATCGTGCCACCAAGGTCATCAATCTCGCCCTCAAACGCGTCCAAGATCCCAGCATCAAAGCCATCGGCACTCGCAATAGACAGCTTCTTATAGAAATCATTGAACTCGTTAGTCGTAATTCCAAAATCAGCCTCGATCTGCTTGATCGTGTCAAAATCCACCCGACCATTCATCAAGTAGTTATCAAGAATAGCCTGCTTCCAAGGCTGGTTAACCGCAACCATCTCCTTGTAATAATCCCCGAACTCAGTCAGCGGTACTCCGTACTGGTCAGCGATCCGCTGGGCCTCGTCCAAACTAATGCCGCCCATCGTGGCATACATCTGGTCCATCTCGGTCTTCCACTCAGGCCGAGTGGCAACAACCGTATCGTCCGTGGTCGACTCTTCTTCCGTTACCGTCGATACATTGGAGTTGTCCGTAACCGTTACCGCCCCAGTATCGTTGTTAACGATCCCGTCGTAGCCGTTATCCACAATCGTATCGACCATGTCATTCGTAACCGTCACCGCCCCAGTATCGTTGTATTCTTCCTTAATGCTGTTGGCTGTGTCTTCCCCAAAGATATCCACAAGGTTGTTGAACCCCGTATCGTTGTTTATCCCATCAATCGTAAACGGATTGGTGATATTCACAAATACACCAGAAGACCCCTCCGTCGTGGGCGTTGCCGTGAAACTATTCGACGCCGGGTTGCCATAAACAATAGCCGCGTTCCCCGATCCATCGACAACCTTCGTATCGTTAAACGAGCTCTGGTTCGCCAAAACCTCAACCGTCGTGCCATTAGGATTTGCTGCGGTATCCGTAACCGATTTAAAATCACTAACAATCTTTGAGATGTTCATGCCATCCGCAAGCAACTGATCGATAGTCTCTTTTGTTATGCCGTTATCAACCGCAACATCCGCAAACAAAACAGGGTTGTTAATAGCCGTGTTTAGCTCATCAACAGTTACCCCCGTGTCGTTTGCAATTTTCTGTTTTTCGCTCGAAGTTAACGCACCTAGCCCAGCATTAGTTACACCGCCCACCAAGAACCCGATTAAAGCGTCTTCCGTTAAATCAGCACTGAACACCTGTCGATCAGGGTCGTAAACGCCTTTCGCCGCCATGTCGTTTAATACGCTGGTCATAACCTCCTGCGCACCTTCAACAACACCCTCTTCCGCAAACTTTACTGCGGACTTTACAACCTTGTTTACAAACAAATCCGCAAAATTAGGTGGCAATTTGCCCAGAACCTTACCAATCGGAATAGCTTCCGCCGAGCCAATAACAAGTCCAAGTTGTGAAACCCGACGAGCCTGCTCCTCAGTAGCGCCGCTTTGCGTGGCTTCCTTATATACCGAAGCCGCGTTGCCCAAAGAACCAAGGATCGCGGCTGAAGCTGTACCAGCAATGGTTCCCGATACAGGGTTCCCCGTTGCTAACGTCGCACCAACCGAAGCACCCAACGCCGAAGTGGCAAAACCCAACGCGTTACCCAACGCACCAAACAATTTAACCGTAAATACTTCCGGATTCTCGACTTCACCAATGAAGTTAGACGCATTCTCTTGAAGATACTCGCCCAACTCAAAGTAAAAACGCTCGTTTAACGGAATACCAGCCTGCTCAACTAAATCCTCAAACGCGGACTGTTGAAGCATTATGTCCGTTTCAAGCCCTCGTTTTGATCTTTCTAGTCTCGTTAAATCAAATTGAAAATTACCCTCTTGTGCAGCAAGGGACATCGACATCACGCCATTCGGACCATAATTCTCAGGGTTCTGACGCCAAGCCTCGATCCTTGCGTTCAAATCCGTTAGCTGAGACTCAATCGTTTCTCGATCCCCACCTAAACGAGCCATGTTGTCCACATAACCCTGCAAGGTTAAATCGTCGTTAGCCCCCTTGGCTACCTCCAACCCTTGAAGCGCACCCGTAAACGTAGTCGTAAAACCCGTCGCAAGATTGCGCATCGAATCAACTGTAATATCAATCAACGTCGGATCCGCAACTTCCTCCGCAGTCAACGTCGGCATGTCCGAACCAACAGTCGTAAACTCAGAAGCCACATATTGAGACGCATCGTTGTCTAACGTATAACCAAGCGCATCCAATACACCCAAATCATTCAACGATACCTGCTGTCCAACTAACTCCGAAACATCACGGCCCGTAACACGAGACAAATAATACGCCATGTCCTCGTTAATAACCGTGCTTCTCGATACAGGGTCCATGGTCCCACGGACCGCAGCTAAATTCTGAGGAGTGTTTAGAATAAAAGTAGGAAATACCTTCTTAAAGGTGTCCGCAGTAGAGTTCGCCACAATATCACTGTCGGAATACGTTCCAACGTATTTAGTTTCTAACTCCCCAGTTTCCGGATCTATGCCAATCTCATAATTCTCCGGGTCTGAACGATCCAGCACCTTAACGTCATTCGCAGCCGCAGCATCCGCATTGTCAAATATATTGCCATACGAATCTAAAACCTTGATCTCGCCGCCAATCTCCTCAAGATCCAAATAAACGTTACTTAATCCCGCCTCTTCCTGCGCAGAATCTACGTCCATTAAACTCGGCACTTCAACGTAACCACCGCTATACGCACTCGAAGGAGGAGCCGTCTCACCACCTACATAAATTAACTGTGGAACGCCGCGCTCGTCCGCATCAATCCGCCAGTTGCTCGCGTCATTATACGAGTCAACCCGGTCATCAACGTCCTTCTCACCAATAATTAAATCATCTTCGTTACTGTACGGCTTACCGTACTTGTCCAGTATGTACACGCCAGCAGCCAATGTCTCCATTGAATTTGGAGCAAACGACTCGGCAAGCGCAGCCATCTCTTCAGTAACTACCTTTAAGTCATAACCACTGTCGTTGTTTCCAGCCGCAGCCAACGTAGACAAACTCGGAACCGTGTACGCACCGTTGTCAGGTCGACCCATGTCACCAGTGTACTTCTGATCCAAGCGACCCTGCTCATCAACCACAACTTCCCAGTTGTCCGGATTACTCCAAGACTCCTGCTTAAAACGCTGGTCCTCTCCATAAACCATCGCCTCCATCGTAGGATACGGATCACCAAACGCATCGTAAAAACTTCCGTCAACAGATATAGCATCGTCAGGCGTCTTCTCGTCAAACACACTCTGGGGAACATCTACATAAATACTCTCACCAGTCGTGTTCGATCCACTCGGTATCGTTAACGAATCACCAATGTTAATGTCGTTAACATCCGACATCGAAATACCATTAGCCGCCGCAATCGCAGCAATCGTCGTGTTGTTAGCAACCGCTAACTCACTCAACGTATCCCCAGACGATACCGTGTAATTAATGTTTACAGGACCACTGACCGTGGACCCAGATCCACTGCCCGATCCACTGCCTGACCCCGATCCCGATCCACTGCCGCTACCAGAACCCGTGCCCGTGCCC